ACAAACGCAGGCGAGAATGTCTGGAGTGTAAAAGAAGGTTTACTACATACGAGGAGGAACACAAAAAAAAGTAAACCATAACAAAACAAAGGCGGGGCAAATGCTCCGCTTTTTTTTATCTTTTTTTAAATGTCAAGACTGTTTTTAATTTTTCTTTTTGGTAATATGGAAAGTTCCCATGTTAGTTAAAGAAGCAATAATAAAAATAGCCAGAGAGCTAAAAGACCAAGAAGAGAAAACTTATCAAGACCCAGACTTGTTAACAGGATATCCAGAAGACCTAAACCCTGAAGACATCAAAAAAGCAATGATTGCAATAGCTTCAGTTTCTGACGCAATTGTAAATTTATATTAAATCTATTTCCTTGTAGGCATCTTCATAGTTGTTGCCAAGTTTAGACCACTCACTATCACCACTGAGTTTATAAATCCATCCACTTACTTTATGTTTTTTGCCGTAGGGATTTTTGGGGACCCATCTTAAGATTACTCTATCGTGTCCCTGTTGTTTAAACCTTTGCAGCAAGTCTTCCTTTTTACTCATAACATTAATGATAAGTTATATCATGATCATCATAAACCAAAACCTCGTTAAGTTCACCTATAAGATCAAGCCCTATGTCGTCTAAGATTCTTTGTGCTTGGTGATGATCTTCAGCTATTATGAGAAATTGTTGGGGTGTTTGCTTGTCTTGGGTAATAGACCCATAAAATACCTTCATTTTTTAGGCGGTGATTTCTTACTCCCCCCCGAACCAGACCAGAGTTTTTTCCTTGCCCAATAGTTCGCAGAGAACTTATCATTCTTTGTAAGCCCGCCTGATTTGTTTTTGATTCCTGCGGATCGTGCAAGATAAGACTCCCTAGCTTTACTAGAATAATTATGCCCATAATCTTTATGCCCAAATCTGACAACTTTAATTTCATTACCTTTTTTTGCTAGCACTTCCATTTTGTGCTTGCTTGATCCTGTGTTTCTTCTTGGCTTGTTAAATCCTGGGTACTTCTTGCCTCGATAAACAACACCACCAGAGACTCTTTTTGTGTCTTTAGTTGTTGCCATTATCTTTTCGTCCCTTTGTGTAATCCGTGTCTAGCGTGTTGCTTACCTTTTGCTGTTGCTTTCCTTTTTACCCGATTAGCCTGAGCTAACTTTTTTCTGCCCTTTGCTGTAGATTTTAACTTTGCTATTGTCTTTGCTGGAGCATAGACTTCACCAGTCACACTAGATTTTTTTCCACTAGCAGTTCGCCACTTCTGCTTACTCCACATTTTAAGTGATTTCTGTGATTTTTTTAATGGCATAATGTTAAATAAGTATGGTTATTTTTTAGCTGTCCTTCTTCTAGCGTTTGCTTTTCTTCTAACCCTTGAAACTTTTTTCTTTGGGGCAGATTTTTGCATCATTCGTTTTTCTTGTCTGTTGAGTGTCCACTCTATAAATCTGTCAAATAATTTACCAATCATTTTTTATAACCTCCGCCTTTTGCTTTATACATTCTAGCTAACATCTGGGCTTTTCTTGCTGACCATTGACCAGCTCTTCCGCCTTTTGATCCTGCTTTAATTTGATTAAAGAGATTCTTTCGCATTGTTGGTTTAGTATAGTTGCCAGCAGCGTTAACTGTAGATTTTTTCTTCGCTGGCATTATTTCTTTTTACTTTTCTTTTTTGCTTTCTTTTTTTTAGGTGGTCTGCCTACCTTACTTCCGTATGTTCCTTTTCCCATTGGCATAATTAACTCCTGTTTTTAAATATTTTTATTACTCTATGATAAACCATGTCTTTCATGCCTTTCATAGTTCTATTGTGTTCTGGCAATTCTTCCCATGCTTTTTTTCTTTCCTCCCGAGTTGGTAGGCTGGCAATGGTTTTAGGAATAGCCATCTGCATAGCTAAAAGATACACCAAATCATAAAATTTTTCATCTATGTCTGACATATAAGCTAAACGCTGTTGATGTGTTTTGAGTAAACTTATTTCGTTAGCGTAGCGTAAGGTGTTTATTTGACCAAATTGATCAGTGTGTTTCACTGGTTCTACATTTAACTTTTTCAATAAGCCTAGATAAATACCACTGTGCCTTGTGCAAATCCTCTAAGGGTTTTTCTTTGTTGTTATATCTCCATAGATATTTCATAGCATTTATTTGGCATGGTATTTCTTCTGGGTGTGGGTTTAAGGATGCAACTGTTTCAAGTGCGTCTATGCATTCCACTTCCCCAGCCTTATAGTGATCTGGATTTATATTGTCTTTCATAATAATTCTTTAACCTTCTGTAATAAACTTTCTTCTGATCCGTATCTATCTTCAAACTCATGCTTAAATGGATGTCTTGATACATACAAATCATTATTGACTCCCTCTCTATGATGTCTAAAGCATAGAGGAATTGTTTTTAAATGTGCGTCTGGTTTAGTTTTTCCATCAATGTGGTGCACCTCTGCTGGCGTACTACACTCGTAATGTATTCTACAGACTATGCACCCCAGCTGTGTTAAGGAGTTCATCCACATCTTTTCTTGCTTGTTTGGACCTCTTCCTTTCATACTCGTTATATAAAAAATCTAAATTGTTAATTACATATTCATTATAAGGCTTTGCAGTCTCTGTGTAATTAGTTTCTCTTGGACATTCATATAAATGCTTTTGATGCATTTCGCTACAAAAATTTTTAAAAGTTTCACGCTCCATATCTATTTCTCTCCATTCTTAAGTTAGCCATTTTGGTTCTCCATTCTTCAAACTGCATATCTACAGCAGACTTTTCCGTCTGCAATGCGTCCAGTTTTGCTTTTGCCTTAGCTACATGCATTGATGCTTCGTAGTAAGATTCTGATGCTTCAGCTTTTGATTTTTGGGCATTGTATGATCTCTCCCCATCGTCTTTTGCTTGGCATAGTTCAACCCAGAAAACTCTTTTGAGATTTACTTCTGCTTTTAAAACATTAACCCTTGCTTCTGATATTGTAGGTATTATGTCTCTAAGTTGTTGATGAAAGTTTTCAGATGATTCCATAGTCTTTTTTCCTTGTTTCTTTTTTCCCGAATGCCTCCTCTTCAGGATCTAAAAATTTTGATGTAGCACCATCGAAGGCTAAGTTAAAGTCGCCTGTTTCACCAAGACGATTTTTTCTAACAATTACTTCTGCTAATCCTGTATTAAGAGAATCGTAATACTCTTCCCTGTATAACATTATTACCATATCAGCGTCTTGTTCTATAGAGCCACTATCTCTAAGATCTGAAAGGACTGGGCGTTTGTCCACTCTCGCCTCCACACCCCGATTTAATTGAGACAACGAGATTACTGGACAGCCAACATCTTTAGCCAGCCCCTTCAGAAGATTTGAGATATAGGTCATTGAGGCAGCTCGACTATCAGAATTACTTGGTGCCTTGTTTGAGGTCATAAGTAATTGTAAGTAATCGACCACAATGAGGTCTATATCTTTAATTGATTGGATTGCTTTTGTTTTGTTTACCAAGGTTTCAATGGTGATTGGTGATTTATCATAAACATAAAGACTGGATGCGGATAAGGTCTCTTCAATAGAATTAAACTTATTCCACTCACTTGCAGTAAGATTTCCTGTTAATAATGATTTCATGGATAAACCAGACTCTGAGCTAATTATTTTTTTAATAAGCTGTTCATTAGTCATCTCTAATGAAAAAACTAAAACTGTTTTACCATTAAGTATATTGTTTGTTGCAATATTTAAAGCCCATGTTGTTTTACCCATTCCTGGTCTACCAGCAACAACAATAAGATCACCATCTTTAAAACCATTAAGCCTATTATCAATAGTTTTAAAACCTGTCTTAATTAGTTTTTGTGCAATAAGATTAGAATCTTGCAACTCTTTTTTAACAATTGTAAGAATATCTTTTACTGATTTTGGTGACTCGGTATTTTTTGTGATTTTATTTTCAATGAGTAATTGGTTTACTTGATCAACCTTTTGCTCAATGGTTATTTTATCTTTTACTATTTCAGGTATCTTCAAAGAAAGCTGCATTAATTTGTTGTTAGCTGTTTTATCATGCATTGCCTTTATCCAATGATTATAGCCAGCAGTGCTTATACAATAAGCCGATGCTTGCCTTATATCATCAAAAATAAAATCATCGCTTATATTATTTCTTAAGGTCACTATGTCTGATGCTTGGTTATCTATCATAACCTCGTAAGCTTTTTTATAAGAGTTGTTTTCAAAGTCCTCTGGAAGAAGCCCGTCCTCTTGTGCTTTCATAAATCTTTTATGATCTAAAACCATAGCCCCTAACAAGTTTGCTTCTAGTTCGTATATTTCTTTATCCATGTCTCCTCTCTATTATTGCGTCAAATTGATTAATCCCTAACATTGTTCCAAGTGTAGGCTTTCCATTCCAAAAAGATCTTATCCATTTTTTGTGACCCTCAGAGTTAGCTATTTCAAAATATGCTTCCCAGAAATCATTTGATGTGAAATCTATTTTTCTCCCCGTTTTAGGTGAGACATATCCCTTTTTTGATTTGGCTATTTCTTTAAGTTTTTTATAGGGCACCACATACTTGTGTGCGTTTTGTGAATGGACATAAAATGTTTGATCACATTTGCTTTTATAAATTTCATTTATTAAATCAATATCTAATATATATTAATTTTCAGTATAAGCTTTAGTATTGTAGCCAC